GGGTAATAGAACATACGCAGAATGGAGTCCTACTATCATTAATGATGAAGATATGACAATCAGAAATGCAATGGAACAATGGAATCACTCTATCAATAGTGTTCAAGGTAACTTGAGAACTACTGGCGGTTCTGCTCCAACTCTGTATAAAGCTTCAGCACAGGTAACTCAGTATTCTAAAACTGGCGAAATTCTACGAGTATACAACTTTGTCGGATTATATCCATCAGAAGTGTCTACTATAGATATGGCTTGGGACGCCGAAACAATCCAAGAATATACTGTAACTTTTCAGTATGATTATTGGGAAGTATCAGGTGGTACTACAGGAAATGCAGGCGGAATTTAATTCTAGCAAGTGATTTCGTGAGTCATAAATATATGATTAGACACACGTAAAGGATATAATATGGCAGGAGAAAGAAAGGGTTTTCTGCGAGAAGCAGTTGAACTATTCGGATTTCGTATAGGTAGGCCTGACAAAGATGCTCAGAATCTACCTTCATTTGTTCCCCCATCTAATGATGATGGTTCTTTAACTATCGCTGAAGGTGGAGCATTCGGAACAACAGTTGATCTTGAAAATAAAATCAAAAATGAATCAGCCCTTATAACAAAATACAGAGAAATGTCTCTGCAACCAGAGGCTGAACGGGCAATAGATGATGTCATCAACGAGGCTATTATTGTTGATGACAATCAAATGCCTGTAGAAATCAACATGGACGATGTTGAAGAAGGTTATCTTTCAGAAGATATCAAAGAACTCATACGTATGGAGTTTGATTCTATTCTGAAGATGCTCAAAATGAACACTAAAGGATATGAAATCTTTCGTAAATGGTACGTAGACGGAAGAATATATTTTCATTGCGTTATAGATTTAAAAAGTCCTAGATTAGGTATCAAAGAATTACGTTACGTTGATCCAAGAAAAATCAAAAAAGTTAAAAAGCCAGTACGAGATCCAAAAGCTAAGATAGACTCTGCGGCATTAATGAAAGAAGTATTTGATAAGAAATACGAAGAGTTTTATCTATATCAAAACAAAGGCGTTAATGATAGTAATTCTGGACTTAAAATTGCACCAGATGCCATAGCCTATTGTCATAGTGGAGTTTTAGACACTAGAAACTATTCTGTACTATCACACTTACATAAAGCTATTAAACCACTTAATCAGTTAAGAATGCTAGAAGATGCTACTGTTATTTACAGATTAGCTAGAGCACCTGAAAGAAGAATATTCTACATTGATGTTGGTAATTTACCGAAGCAAAAAGCTGAACAATACCTAAGAGATATGATGATTAAACACAAGAACAAACTTGTGTATGATGCTAATACTGGTGAAGTAAGAGATGATAGAAAATTTCTCACTATGCTAGAAGATTATTGGCTCCCTAGAAGAGAGGGTGGAAGAGGAACTGAAATTACTACTTTACCAGGTGGACAAAATCTTGGTGAATTAGAAGACGTACAATACTTTAGACGTAAGCTTTATGAATCATTAAACGTACCTATCTCACGATTAGAGACAGATACACAGTTTAATGTTGGTAGAAATTCTGAAATAACAAGAGATGAAATTAAATTTTCTAAGTTTGTTAATAGATTACGTTCTAAATTCTCAGAATTATTTTTAGTTTTATTAGAAAAACAACTTATGCTCAAGGGTGTTATGACTTTAGGTGAATGGGCTGAAGTAAAAGATTTATTAAAGTTTGACTTTCAAGAAGATAATCACTTTTCAGAATTAAGAGATGGTGAAATTCTAAGAGAAAGAATGACTTTATTACAAGATATAGATCAATATACAGGAAGATATTTCTCTCAAAAGTGGATTAGAGAGAATGTTTTAAAGCAAACTGAAGAAGATATTGAAAAAATAGATCAAGAAATTGAAGGTGAGAAAGAATCCGATGATGAATTGGAGACTGAAGGCGAAACTGAGGAATAAACAATTATAAATATGTTATAGGAGAATAAATTATGGCTGAGAAAGAATACACTTCCGCAGATGCAGTAAATTTTGCAATGTCTGGTAATTCAGGTGAGTTTAAAAATGCTGTTAATAAATTAATGGCAGATAGAGTAGCACAAGCAGTAGAACTAAAAAGAGTAGATGTTGCGGCTAACTTTATGAAAACTCAAGAAGTAGAACCAGAAGTTACTGTAGAACCAGAAGTAGCGACAGCCGAACCAGTAGAGGAACCAACAGATGCGACTACAGAAGTTCAGTAATTTCATTGGCGAAGCCGATGCTAAAGATTACATAGCACCGAAAGATTCTGATGATGAAGCAATTAAATATAAGCCTCGTTCTAAAGGGGAAGAAGAATTTGTAGCTAAACATAAAGTTACTAAATCTGATGCTGAGCCTAGAGGACAAGATCATATCTTTAACGGAAGTATCAAAGAAGAAGTCGAAGTAGAAGACGAAAAAAAAAAGTTAGATGAAGGTGTTTTAGACACTTTACGTAAGATAGTTAAAGATAAACAGGCTCAAAAAATTAAGTTTAAGAATGGCAAACAGATGATGATTGATATGCAAACTGCCAATATGATTACTAAGTCATTCGATAAAAGAATTAAAAAATCTGATACTAAGGCTAAAGTTGAAAAGTTACTGGACAGTAGTCCAGAAGGCTTAATGAAAGTCTTAGATATTATGCAAAATAATTAAGGACAGAGAAATGGGAATAACAGTAAAAGGGACATCTACAGCACTAGCTACTGGTACTACAAAATTTGATGACTGTACAGCAGTTCATCTTTGTGGACATACTTCTGCTGTAACTGTAACAGTCCGAAACGAGGCTGATGATGCTGATGTCGGAACAATAAAAATACCCGCTAATGGCCAGATGGTAGTTCATTTATTTATTGGCCAGGGATTACGTGGACCTACTACAGTATACGGTACACAAGTAGCCGCAGGAGATTCAATCTAATGAAACTAATATGTGAAGACAACTTTGAAGAAGTACAATATCTGCACGAAGAAAAAGACGGAAAGAAAAGTCTTCATATAGAAGGTGTCTTTATGCAAGGCGATATTAAAAATAGAAATGGAAGAGTTTATCCAAGAGCCATTCTAGCTAATGAAGTAGCAAGATATAATAAAGAATATATTGAAAAGAAGAGAGCATATGGTGAACTCGGACATCCACAAGGACCTACTATTAATTTAGAGAGAGTATCACACCTTATAACATCTCTAAGACAAGAGGGTTCTAATTTCATTGGTAAAGCAAAAATTATGACTGAAACACCATATGGTAAAATAGTTGAGTCTCTTATGAAAGAAGGCGCTCAACTTGGTGTATCAAGTCGTGGTATGGGAAGCTTACAGCAAAAGGGTGGCGCCCAAGAAGTACAAAAAGATTTTTATCTAGCAACTGCCGCTGATATAGTTGCTGATCCATCTGCACCTAGTGCCTTTGTTAATGGTATTATGGAAAGCAAAGAATGGGTATGGGATAACGGTATGATACGTGAAGCCGATATCGCTGACATGCAGAATGAGGTTAAAACAGCCTCTAGAAGTGAGTTAGAGAATGTAAAGTTGAAAGTCTTTGAAGATTTTCTATCAAAACTATAAAATTTATAAATAGATTGTAATTAATAAAATGATCAAAACAAGGAGCAAATAGATGTCCGATCAAGTTCAAGAAAACACACAAGAGGAAGAAATTCTCGAGGACGTGGTTGCTGATCAGGAAGTTGAAGCTGTTGAGTCAGATGATAGTTCAATTGACGAAGGTAAAAGGGCGTCAATGGGTGATCCTTCAGAAATTCCAGATCCAGATCCTAAGTCAAACTCAGGCAAAGAAGCCAAAAAGGGAGCTGGTGAGCCTGCTCAGAAACTCCCCGGTACTAAAGTTGGTATGATCAATGCTATGGTTCAGAAACTTAACTCAATGAATAAAGCTGGTGTTAAAGATATGGTAACAACCATGATGAAACCTGCTAATGAAGAAGTAGCTGAAACTGAAAAAGCACCAACACTTAAAGAAACAATTAAAGTATCTAAAGACGATATCGATATTTCAGATGATGTTAAAGCATTATTTGGTAACGAAGATTTGTCAGAAGACTTTAAAGATAAAGCAACAACAATCTTTGAAGCCGCTGTACTTTCAAAAGTAAATGAAGTACTAGAAAACGCAACAGTAGATATGAATGCTGAAATCGAAGCTGAAAAAGAGTCTCTAAAAGAAGACTTAACTAAAAAGCTTGACGATTATCTAGAGTATGTCGCTGAAGAGTGGGTTAAAGATAATGAACTTGCCATCGAAAAAGGTATACGTTCTGAAATCGTTGAAAACTTTATGGTTGGTTTACGTAATCTTTTCACAGAAAACTATATCGACATTCCAGAAGATAAAGTAGATATTGTTGATGAGATGGCTTCTAAAGTTGAAGAACTAGAAAAATCAGTCAATGAAGAAATCGAAAAGAATATCGAAGTTAAAAAAGAACTATCTGAGATGAGAAAGAATGAAGCTTTCATTCAAGTTAGCGAAGAACTAACAGAGACTCAGAAAGAGAAATTGAGGTCCCTAGCTGAAGGTGTTGATGTAGAAGACGAGAAGTATATCGACAAGCTAAAGACTATCAAGGAGAACTATTTTCCAAAAGATGGGGAAGTGGTAAATGAGAATGATGTGAGTGAGGAAGAACCTCTTGACAATATAGAGGAAGATAGTAACCAAGTGAACGGCTCTATGGCCATGTACACACAGGCCATATCTCGAAGCATCAAAAAGTAATAATTTATAAATATTGTAACAAGGCTGAAAAATAGTTTAAAGGAGAAACTAATATGTATCAATCTGATGAACTTCAAAAGAAGTGGCAGCCAGTTCTTGAGCATCAAGATTTACCAGAAATTAAAGATGCCCACAAAAGAGCCGTAACTGCAACTCTTCTTGAAAACCAAGAAAATTCTGCCAGAGAGCAAAATGCTGGATCTGGCGGATATAGAAGTCCTTCTCTACTCGGAGAAGCGGCGCCAACTAACGCAATGGGAGCCTCAAGTTCTACTGCTTCTGCAGGAAGTGTAGACACTTTTGATCCTGTTTTAATTTCACTCGTAAGACGTTCTATGCCAAATCTTATAGCATATGATGTTTGCGGTGTTCAACCAATGACTGGACCAACAGGACTCATTTTCGCAATGAGATCAAGACTAGCATCTCAAACAGGTAGTGAAGCACTCTTCAATGAAGCAGGAACTCACGTATCTAGAGGTTCTGGTAATGGAGCGAATACAGCCTCTTTCGCGGCGGCTAACTCTTCTGCTGGTGGAACAATGACAGGAACTGATCCTACTGCAAGATCGGCTTCTTCAACTGGTGGTGCTTATAACGTCCACACTGGTATGTCAACAGCCACTGCTGAAGCATTGGGTGATGGAACTGCTAATAACGGTTTCAACGAAATGGCTTTCTCAATCGAGAAAATTTCTGTAACTGCTGTTTCAAGAGCCCTAAAAGCTGAGTACACAATGGAATTAGCACAAGACTTGAAAGCAATTCACGGACTTGATGCTGAAACCGAATTGTCAAACATACTATCTGCTGAAATCTTAGCTGAGATCAACAGAGAAGTTGTTAGAACAATTAACTACTCTGCTGTAGCTGGTTCGCAAAACAACACAACTGCCGCTGGTACATTTGATCTCGACACAGACTCAAATGGACGTTGGAGTGTTGAAAAGTTCAAAGGCTTAATGTTCAACATTGAACGTGATGCAAACGAACTAGCAAAAGCAACCAGACGAGGTAAAGGTAACGTAATGTTATGTTCTTCTGATGTAGCTTCTGCACTTCAAATGGCTGGTGTACTTGACTACACACCTGCTCTAAACAATAACCTAAACGTAGACGATACAGGAAATACATTTGCTGGTGTTCTTAACGGAAGAATCAAAGTGTATATCGATCCTTATTTTGCACCTGCAAGTTCAGGCGCTTCTGCGGCTCATTACTACACATTAGGATATAAAGGTTCTAGTGCCTTTGATGCTGGACTTTTCTATTGTCCTTATGTTCCACTACAAATGGTGAGAGCAATAGGTGAGCAATCTTTCCAACCAAAGATTGGTTTCAAAACTCGTTACGGTATGGTAGCAAATCCTTTCGCTACTGCTGATGCTAACGGTGTTGCGGCTAGACTTGGTTCTGGAGATGGTAACAAGTATTACAGATTAACAAAAGTTAATAACTTAATGTAATCTCAGTATCACATAAAAACTTTAAGAGGGCTTAACAGCCCTCTTTTTTTTGGGTTTTTGAAATACTATATAGTTGTGTTACGACAAATGTAACGTATTATCAAAAACTGGCAGAGTATCTCCTTACGATCCTGCCACAACACCCTCGAAAGGATTATCAATGAATTTTATTAGATCATTGACAATAATACTATTGTCATTATTTTTAATTACTCCCGCTTTAGCAGATGAAAAAGTTAAAGTGGGATTTGTGTATGTAGGACCAGTAGGCGATCATGGCTGGACATATATGCACGATCAAGGCCGACAGATGGTTGAAGAAGAACTAGGTGGATTAGTAGAAACTTTTTATGTAGAGAATGTTGCTGAAGGTCCTGATGCTGAAAGAGTTATGACTAATATGGCTCTGCAAGGTGCTGATATTATATTTGCTACATCATTTGGATATATGGACGCAATGTTAAAAGTTGCTAAAAGATTTCCTGATGTGAAATTTGAACATGCCACTGGTTATAAAACTGCCCCTAATATGTCAGTTTACTCTTCAAAGTTTTATGAAGGTAGATATATACAAGGCGTGATTGCAGGAATGATGAGTGAAAAAGGTAAAGCTGGTTATATTGCTTCATTTCCTATCCCGGAAGTTATTCGTGGAATTAATTCGTTTTGGTTAGGTGCTACTTCTGTAAATCCTGATTTTGATATTGATGTAGTATGGGTAAATACTTGGTATGATCCAGGTAAAGAAGGCGATGCCGCTAGAGTATTAATACAACAAGGTGCTGATATCATTACACAGCATACAGATTCACCAGCGGCTTTACAAGTTGCTGAAGAATACGGAGTGAAAGCTTTTGGACAAGCTTCTGATATGATTATGTTTGCCCCAAATACACAATTGACTGCTATAATTGATCAATGGGGTCCTTACTATGTTGAAAGAGTAATGGCTGTTATTGATGGTAGTTGGGAAACTTCTGATACTTGGGGAGGTATGGATACTGGAATGGTAGAAATGGCTCCAATGACAAATATGCCCGAAGAAGTGTCTGACGTTGCTGTTATGATAGCTAATAAAATTCATGACGGACAATTAGATCCGTTCGATGGTAAATTCTCTACTGGAGAATTATTGGGTATGAGTGACTATCTTCCTGGCATTGATGCTATGAAGCCTTAATTATAAACTAGTCATTGCGTAAACTTATAAATAGAGTATATAAGGAGTTTACGCAATGGCACTTCAAGGAACTATGCCCGGAAATCTTAGCTTTTTATCACCCCAGGGTTTTAAATTTGCTATTCAAAAATTACCAAATGTCAATTATTTTTGTACAGCGGCATCTATACCAGACATCACATTAGGACAAGTAGATCAAGAAAATATCTTTATTAAGATACCAGTACCAGGCGATAAGCTTGTATTCTCTCCATTAGATTTAAGAT